GCTGATAGACCTCAAGGTGGATTTTATAGTTCTTGGACAGATAGTACTGATGCTACTAGAACAGCTAAATTCGTTTTTGATTTAGTTTCTGGTGGTACTTACGCCACTAGAATGACTTTATTAGGTAATGGTAATGTAGGTATAGGTACTACGAGTCCGACAACCAAATTACACATTGCGGGAGGTACAGATGTATCGGTAATCCGTTTAGAAAATACTTCTACATCTTTAAGTACGGGTGATACTATTGGTGCAATACAGTTTTTCAACAATGATGATACCGACAATTCACCAAATATAGCAGCAAGTATATATGCTACAGCAGGTCCTTCGGGTGGTAGTGGTCAATTAAGATTTAAGACCAAAGAAACAGGAGTAGAGGGTGCTGCCGCTATAGAAACAATGACACTTACTCACGCAGGTTATGTAGGTATAGGTACTACTTCCCCTCAATTGAAATTTGTTGTTTCAAATAATGGTGCTGCTGGTTTTGAAGTAAACCCTGTTGGTACTAATAGTGGCATAGATATTTTATCATATAACAGAAGCACATCTGCCTATTCTCAATTAACGATTGATGGTTCTGTATTAGTATTTAATACTTCTGCCTCCGAACGAATGCGTATCACGAGTGGGGGGAATGTCCTGATTGGGGTTACATCTGATTCTGGCTCTAAACTAAGAGTTGAAGGTGGTGAATTAAGAGTTACAACAAGTAGTGGTGGCAATGGAGAAATTGCTGCATATAATTGGGGGGGAGCTGCTTGGATTCCATTAGTATATGGTGGCAGTGAACATAGATTTAATACATCAGCTACCGAAAGAATGCGTATCACATCAGGTGGTAATGTTGGTATAGGTACTACTTCTCCATCTGCAACACTTGATATTGGTAGTGCTAAGACATTAAGTGGAACAGATCCAATAAGTGTTTATACAGATGTAAGAGTACAATCTGCTGTGACAGGTGGATTAATAGGATACAATTTAAGAATGGTTGGATTATCACCAGCTGTAGGATCTTATACCATAGCAAACATGTATGGTATAAAAACAAACACCCCGGTTGTTCAACCAAATGTAACTGTAACAAATAGCTATGGTGTTTATATTGGAAGAACAGATGATCCATCAAGTGGAGGCGTAGTTACAAACAAATATGCTTTAGTAACTGAAGCTACCGCAGGTAATGTAGGTATAGGTACTACAACCCCAGCCTACACCCTCGACGTCAACGGCACCGCTCGCGTCACCTCCCTCATAGAAACCTCAACACGCACTTTAAAAACAAATATAGAATCATATTCTACAGACATAAATAAATTTAAGCAACTTGAACCAGTTTCCTTCACTTGGAAAGATACATCTAAATCAGATGTAGGTTTAATTGCTGAAGATGTCGAACAAATTTTCCCTGAATTTGTTTCCAAAACAGATGAAGGTGAAATAACAGGTATAAACTACGGCAGACTTGCAACAATATTTATAAACGTGTTAAAGCAACAACAAGAAAAAATAGAGGAATTAGAGAATAAAATTAAAAAATTAACAAGTTAACATGGCTCAAATACAAACTACTGCGGTCACTGGTTCATTAACGGTAACAGGTAATATTACGGCACAAACGCTTGTAGTACAAACAGTAACTTCATCTGTGAGCTGGATTACAGGATCTACTCAGTTTGGATCAACAACTGCTAATACACATCAGTTTACTGGGTCAATATTACAAAGTGGGTCGTTAGCGACGTTTGCTGGGAGTGTAGGTATAGGTACTACATCTGCATCAAAATTATTAACTTTATATTCTACAGGAAATGATCTAGATAGTGGAGCTGTATTAAGATTAATTGGAAATACAGCTAATGATTTAGTAGACATATCTGTAAAAGATACAACAACAAGAATATATCATCAAGAAAGTTCAGCAGATGCTGCTAATGGATATGGTATTATTCAATTAAGAAGTAATGCTGCCGCTAATTCATCTTTTCCAACAAGAGGAGGATTCCAATTTACCCTAGCATCAGGAGATGTAATGTTTATTAATAATGAAGGTAAAGTTGGTATAGGTACTACATCTCCTACTGCTAAACTTCAAGTTTCAGGCTCAAACGATGTTTTAAACCTTAGAGGATCTGGTAGTGCATCTACCCCATCTCTCTTCTCTGTAGATGGAGCAAGCGGACGTTTATTTGAGGTAACAGATACTTTATCTGGTTCGTTGTTTAGTGTAAATACAGCTGGTGGTTTGCCGGTGATTGAGGCATTTTCAGATAATACTGTAAAATTAGGTAAATTTAATGCTGTAAGTGGACCTACAATGATAATTACTGGAAGTAATGTTGGTATAGGTACTGCATCTCCAACAACAAAAACCCATATAAGAATAGCATCATCTGGAGCTACTCCATATAATGATGGTTTAACAGTTGAAAATAGTGGAAGAGTAGCATTAAACTTACTATCAGGAACTTCATATGATTCATATGTTTTCTTTGGAAACCCATCAGCTGGAAATGCTGGATACGTTGGATATGAAAACTCAACTAATAGATTAGTAGCTAGATCAACAGGCTATATTTCTTTAATTGATGGTACAGGAGAAATAGTAAGAGTCACTGGAGGTAATGTTGGTATAGGTACTACAAATCCAAACATGACACTTCATGTAGTTGGACCAAAAAGTGGTGATGTTAATGAAGGTCAAGGTCAGTTAAATATAGAATCTACTGCTGCATATAATGCTGCAAATGGAAATACTTTTAGTGATTCTGGTGCAGGTGGTGCAATTGTTTTTAGAGGGAAATGGAATTCCGGAGGATCTGTAACTGGATTTGCTGGTATAGCTGGTTCTAAAGAAAACACAACAGACGGAACTTATGGTGGTACATTAAGATTTTACACTAGAACAAATGGCAGTAATAACCCTCCAGAAAGAATGCGTATCACATCAGGGGGTAATGTTGGTATAGGTACTACAAACCCAACAGTTCCTTTAGATATTGCAGCTGGTTCTTCTGGTATTCGTATTCGTGGAGGTAGCGCTACAAGTTATTTACATTTTAATACGGATGGTTCTACAAACAATTATGGAAGTATTGAAGTTAATAATGATGCTTCTAGTGGTACATCAATGCGCTTTTATAATCTCACCTCAGGAACTTTAACTGAGAAAATGCGCATTACTGCTGGTGGTAATGTTGGTATAGGTACGGCCTCGATTCCATCTGACCATATTCTTCAAGTTCATAATGCTGCTGCTTATGCAAGAATGGCATTAACTAATACTACTTCAGGCGTAGCAAGCGGTGATGGATTAATATTTCAACTTGAGGGAACAACTGCTATCATAAAAAATCAAGAAGCAGATGCATTAAAATTTGGGACTAATGGAAGTGAAACACAATTAGTACTTGCTAATGGCGGTAACGTAGGTATTGGTACTACAACAGTAACAGACCCATTAACTGTTGGTGGAGGACAAACAGGATTATCTATCAACTCCGCAACAAGTGGTGATCCATATGTAAGATGGAGATTAGATGGTACTACTTACACTGATGCATATGTTGATAGAGCAACAGGTAATTTTTATATTGGTTCCGGAGTTAGTACTGCTTTAATTTTTAAAACTAACAATACCGAAAGAGTACGTATTTTATCAGGTGGGAATGTTGGTATAGGTACTACATCTCCAAGCTATAAATTAGATGTAACAAATGCAGGATTTGCAATAGCAAGATTTTTGAATAGCCAAGCAGGTACTAATGCCGATTTAGTAATAGGAAATGGTAATAATTCTTGGACTCAAAGAATAACAGGAGATGGTACTTATGATTATACATTAATTAATAATAATACAGGGGCAAGAACATTAACTGTATTGGCATCTGGTAATGTTGGTATAGGTACTACAGCACCTGGAACTAAATTATTTGTTTTAGGCGCAGGTTCTTACCAAGCCGCATCTATAAGCGAAATTTTAACTACTGATGTAACTATTTTCTCATCAGAAATGACTAATGATGCTTATAATTCTATATTACAATTAGTATCCGTAAGACAGTCATTATCCACAGGTGCAAGTTCTAATGGATTTTTAGGATTCTCAACTATGGATGATTCTAATGCTCAAGGTATAAGAGATGCTGGTAGAATAGCTATTGTTAATGAAATACCA